CCCCTTAAGGTCAAGAACAGACTTGGTAAGAGAATGCACAACGAGCTTACGCAGGAATGCTTCCGTGCACTCAGGGACCCCCTTAGGAAGGGAGAATCTGGTGCGCTCAAGCATAGCCTGTGCAGCCTCTTTCGTGTATGTAAGGAAAATGTTATCAGTGGCGGCACTATAGTCACCACTGACAACCTTTTCCCCCTTACCAAGTTTCATTGGTGCAAGGGCATCTTCAACGGATACCCCACCAATGAGTTGAAAGATAGGGTGTGTCCGCATCTTCCCATGCCAGGCCTTCTGGACTGGCGTGAGAAGTTGTACAACCCACTCTGCCTTTGTAACTATTCTTACCTTGAGAGGTTCAGTTAGACCAGTTGCGCCAACCAGAATAGGTTTCCATTCCGATTCTGGTAGGCCCAGCTCCTCAATTGCCTCTTGGATCAGGCATCTCAGCATTCTCTCCCAGAGCATTCCCAGTGGACCATCAGGCCCAAGATCAGTATCTGTAAGTCTAAATGCCATGAGTACTTTCTTGACAACAGGATCCTGCAAGAATCCATTAAGAGGGAAATCTCTTATGTACGCTTGCAGTCCACCTTCACCACGAGAGTACTCATGACATGCGGAGACGGAGGGAGGGAATGGTCGGGTATAATCCGCGACCATCTCCTCCCCCTGTGGACAGAACTCATCCAGGGTCTTCTGGATCTCAAGGAACATGCGCCTCTTGCGGGGCAACACGGTTGGTTCGATCCGGGCAACTGACTTAGCAAAGTCAGCCACCTTTTCCCTCACCATCTCCTCTGTGAAAGACGGAAACAATCTCTTGGAGTACAACAGTAGTGCACCCACCCGCATCCTCCTTGACTTCCCAGCCCCTGTGACCCGATTTCTTATAAACTTCCGAAAGGAAGGAGAAATCAGGCTATAGGGGTTAAATCTCTGAGGTGGTGTATCATCGTGGAGCATATGGGGCAGCCAAAAGGCTGTCCATGACTTCAGGATGGACATCAACTCAGGGACTGAGGAAGAGGGAGGGTGAGGGCAGAGTACACGATCAAAGTTGTACCCCAAGAGATTGAAGGAATCAATGAGTGCGTCGTTGGCTTTTGACCAACAACCCTTAGCACTCAACCTTGCTACCTGGACTGGATCCCAAACCAGTTCAGGTAACAGTACGTGAAGGTCAGCGCTTGTTGGTGTGCTTCTCAGCACACGACGAGACCGCCTGTCTTTCGACAACTGGGGGGCACGACCCCCCGCAGTATGATGTATGTTTTTAACATG